TTTGAATACGCAGATATGGTTGGTATAAAACCTGCATGTACAGATTCTGATTTTATTGATGGAGTTGAAACACAAGTCTTTGGTGGATTTGATGGTCACTTATATAAAATGGAATCAGGAAATAGATTTGCAGCAGGATCAGCAAATAATACTATTCAAGCAGTATACAGATCACCTGATATGGTTATGGGAGATCCAGGTGTAAGAAAGTATATGCAAAGAGTTAATTTAAACTATCAAGGTGAAGGTACATCTATTGATGCAAACTTAGCACTTAGATATAATTACGATGATCAGAATAGTCCACAACCAGCAAAGATTGCACTACCAAATGTAGGTGGTGCTGGACAATATGGAGCAGCTTCATATGGTAATTCACTATACGATGCATCAGGTGTTCCATTAGTTAGACAAACAGTAGAAGGATCTGGATTTGCAGTAGCACTACAGATAGATGATCAAAATAGTGCAGACTCATTTTCAATTAAAGGATTTCAATTAGAATTTACCCCAGGAGGAAGAAGATAATGGCAGGTTATTCGGCAAGACAGTCAAGTTATACAACAGGAGATACTATAACTGCAGCTCATTCTAATGATGAGTTTAACCAAGTATTGGCTGCATTTAATGCAACTACAGGACACACGCATGATGGAACTGCGGGTGAAGGTGGACCTGTAACTTCAATTAGAGATGCTAACACTTTAAACAGAGTATTAGTTGACTCTACTAATAATCATTTAGAATTTTATATAAATGTATCATCATCTTCTGTACAACAGTTTAGAGTACAAGATGGTGCTATTGTACCTATTACAGATAATGATATTGATTTAGGAACTTCTTCTCTTGAGTTTAAAGATTTATTTATAGATGGCACAGCTAATGTTGATGCTATTAATTTAGATGGCACACTTATTACATCAACTGCAGCAGAACTTAATATACTTGATGGTGTAACTTCTACAGCATCAGAATTAAATTTATTAGATGGTGCTACAGCGGGAACTGTATCTGCTTCATTAGCAGTTATTGCAGATTCTAATAAAGATATATCTGGTTTTAGAAATGTAACATTAACAAATACACTAGAAATAGATGCAGCATCAGGTGACCCTACAATTATTCTAGATACACAAGGTGCAGATAAATTTCATTTTGCAGTAGATGATTCAGATTCAGATAATCTAGTAATTAAATCTGGAGGAACTGTTGGATCTGGTAGTGGATTAAAATTAGATAGTTCAGGTAATTTAACTGTAGATGGAGATCTTACAGTATCTGGTGATGATATTACTATGGGTACAAATACTGCAGGTAATTTATTAATTGCAGATGGTACAAACTTTAATTCAGTAGCAGTAGGTTCATTATCAGAGATATCTACAATAGCTAGTGATGATGTATTCTTAGCAGTTGATACTTCAGGTGGTGGTCTTAAAAAAGTTGCAAGATCAACAGTTGTATCAGGACTTGCTACATCAAGTGCTATATCAAATGTAGTAGAAGACACTACACCACAATTAGGTGGCAATCTTGATATGAATGGTCAAGATATTGTAACTACATCAAATGCAGATATAGACTTAGCACCAAATGGAACTGGTAAAGTTGTTGTTAAAGGTAATAGTAATCCAGGTACAGTTGTATTTAATTGTGAAAGTAACTCACATGGACAAACTGTAAAATCACAACCACACAGTGCTAGTGTTACAAACGTATTAACATTACCACCAGGCGGTGATCAAGAGATTGTTGGAACAACAGCTACACAGACTTTAACAAATAAAACTTTAACTACACCAGTTATTGCAGAAATAAACTCAGATGTAACTGCTAAATCTCTTACTTTAAATCCTGATACAAATACTGGTAAAGTTGCAGCATTAACAATACAAAATGGTGATGTAATTACATTTGGAAGTACAGAAATTTTTAATGATAGATCAAATACGAATCAACATTTTATTTCAACAGGCAGTTCATCTGATACATTAACGATAGGTAGTGATACTCTTATATTAACTGATAATACTGATGGAAAAGTTATATCTCGATTTGATTTTAGTGGTGGAAATGGAGTTTCTCAAATAGGGTATTATGACAGTTCAACAGGATTTGAATCAAAACTTACAACCAGTAATACAGGAGTAAATGTAACTGGTGCATTATCTATTGGTGGGACAGCAATTACATCTACAGCTGCAGAATTAAACATAATGGACGGTGGTACGTCAGCAACTTCTACTACTCTAGCTGATGCAGATAGATTAGTAACAAATGATGCTGGTACTATGAAACAGGTAGCATTAACAGATGTTAAAACATATTTAACAAGTGCAGGATTTAGCACAGATGACCCCACAGCTCTAGCCATCGCACTTGGCTAAAAAATAGTCATTGACTTTTTAACATACAACGATATAATATAATAATAAATAGGAGATAATAAATGGCAAATACTTTTAAGGTAGTAACCTTTGCAGCAGAGCCAGCTTCGGCTGGAACGCCATATAAAATGTACACTTGTGCTTCAAGCACAACTACTGTTGTTCTTGGACTTATCCTTACTAATATTCATACATCAGCAGTTACTGTTGAAGTAGAATTAGTTAGTGATACAGGAAATAGAGGTGGTGCAAATGACGTTGCAAACGGTACATCATTTTTAGTTAAAGATGTGTCAATCCCTGCAGGGAGTTCGCTAGAACTTTTGTCGGGTGGTAAAGTAGTTTTAGAAGCAACAGATGAAATTAAAATAGATTGCTCTGTAGCTGATAAAGTTTCTGGTACATTGTCTATAATGGAGATAACGTAAGATGGCTTACATAGGTAAAGAACCTGCTCCAGTAGCATTAACTGCATCAGATATAGCAGATGATTTAATTACGTCTGCTAAATTAAATTACAGTGAATCTACATTAACAGATCAAGCTACAGTTACTTGGGATGCATCTACACAAGATGTATGTAAATTAACACTAGGTGGTAATAGAACATTGGCTGCTCCTACCAATAATACTACTGGTCAATTTATATCTATACTTGTGATACAAGATGGGACAGGATCAAGAACTTTAACATGGAACGCTGTATTTGAATTTGCCGCAGATACTGCACCTACATTAACAACAACAGCTAACAAAGGAGATGTTTTTGTTTTCAGATACAATGGATCTAAGTGGTTAGAAGTTGGAAGAAATCAAAATTTAACATTATCATAATATGTATGCATTAGTAGTAAATAATTCAGTAACTAAAGTTTTTCCTGGTCCAACAGGATTTGAACATAATGGAAATCAATATGCACCAGATATATTCTATAAATGGTCTAAAGCAGAAAAAGAAGCTATAGGTCTTTATGAAGTTATAACAGATAGCACTAATTATAAAAATAAAGAATGGTATAATAATACTAACGAATCTTTTACATTTGGAAGTGGTAAAGTAACTAGATCTTGGGGTACAGCCACAGCTAAAGCACATGCAGATACTCTATGGACATCTAAAGATAAAACAGACGGTAACATACCAGAAGGTAAAGATGTAGGTGATGTTGCAGTTGAAGGATTAAAAACACAATTAATTAGAACAATTAAACAACAAGCTGCAGGAATATTACAAGATACAGATTGGTATATAATTAGAAAAGCAGATGCAGGCACATCAGTGCCATCATCTATTACAACTCATAGAGCAGCAGTAAGAACTAAAGCAGCTGAGATGGAAACAGCTATTACAAATGCTAGTGATACACCAGCTCTTGAAACTTTATACACTTACACAAAACAAGAGGATGGATCTGTAACAAGACCATTAGGCGAACTTCCAACATTGGAGAGTTAATGCCAATAAACAGTTTTTTATATCCTGCACCTAGTAACTCTGATAACTTTGAAGTTGCTAACTCATTAAGATTTGATGATGGAAGTAGTGATAGTTTAAATAGAACACCTAGTAGTGCTGGAAATAGAAGAACTTGGACTTGGAGTTGTTGGCTTAAAAGAAGTGTAATTAGTTCAGGAATCCAAACATTATTTAGAGTTGGTCAAAACGACCAATTAAGATTTAATTCTAGTGACCAATTAGATTGGTACACTAATAATGCTTCAGCTAGATTAATAACAAATAGACTATTTAGAGACTCATCAGCTTGGTATCATATAGTAGTGGCTATGGACACTACTCAAGCAACTGACTCAAACAGAATGAAAATTTATATTAATGGAGTTCAAGAAACTTCTTTAAGTACATCTAATTATCCATCTGAAAATTTTGATACAGATGTTAATAATACTACTGCAACAGGTATAGGTTATGCACCATTAACTAATGATGAATATTTTGATGGCTATATGGCAGAAGTAGTTATAATTGATGGCACAGCACTAACACCAACATCATTTGGAGAATTTGATTCAGCCAACCCTACAATCTGGAAGCCAAAAGAAATTTTAACTAAATTAGATTTTGGCACTAATGGATTTTATTTACAATTTAAAAATTCAAGTAGTTTAGGTACAGATTCATCAACAGGTGGAAATAATTTTACTGTTAATAATTTAACATCTATAGATCAAACTGAAGATACTTGTACAAATAATTGGTGTACACAAAATCCTTTATCTTATAGATCAGGTCAAACAGTTCCAACTTATTCAGAGGGTAATTTAAAAGTTGTTTATGCAGCAGGAGTTAATACTTTTAGTTATGGCACTCAAGGAGTTCAAGCTGGTAAATGGTATTGGGAAGTAAAAGTAACTTTTGGTTCTAATGTTTATACGGGCATAGGTTTTGCATCAGCCGCAACTAATACAGATATTAATGGTTACTTATTAAGACAGACAGGGCAAATTTATAACACATCTGGATCTGCAAGTAGTTATGCTTCTGCTTTATCAAGTGGTGATATAGTAATGGTTGCTTTTGATGCAGATAATGGAACTCTTTGGTTTGGTGTAAATGGAACTTGGTTAAATAGTGCAACACAATCAGAAATAGAAAATGGAACTACAAGCAACTCAGCTTTTTCAAGTATTGATATGAGTTCTATATGGTTGCCTTTATCTAAAGGTGGTGTATCATCAAATAGTAATACACAATCAAATTTTGGAAATGAAATATATTCAATATCATCAGGTAACGCAGATGCTAATGGTCATGGTAATTTTGAATATTCAGTGCCATCAGGTTACTTTGCATTATGTAGTAAAAACCTAGCGGAGTTTGGATAATGGCTTACACAACAATAGATGACCCTTCAGAATATTTTCAGACAACCACATATACAGGTACAGCAACATCATCTGGAGACACACAAGCTGTAACAGGAGTTGGATTTCAACCAGATTGGGTATGGATAAAAAATAGAGATGGTGCTTATCAGCATGTTCTTTATGATGCAGTAAGAGGTGTAAATAAAGAATTAAGAAGTTCGCAAACAAACTCAGAATTTGTTTCTGGTACTAATGGTTATCTAACTGCATTTGATTCAGATGGATTTACTACAACTAGAGGAGTAAATACAGGAAACCATGTTAATGCAAATGGCACAGCGTTTGTCTCATGGAATTGGTTAGCTGCAAATGGAACTACATCCAATTCAAATGGTTCAATAACCTCAACTGTATCTGCTAACACTACTTCTGGATTTAGTATTGTGACATGGACAGGTAATGGATCGGATGCAACAATAGGGCATGGACTTAGTTCAGCACCAGAAATGTATGTAGTAAAAAATAGAAGTGATAGTGCAGATTGGAGAGTTGGACAAACTGTTGCTGGTAATATTATGACAGGTGGTAATGGATATTACATGGAGTGGAACGCTACTAAAGCTAGTACCAATCCTGGTTCTGCTGTTACATGGGGATCAACACCAACAGCACCAACAGCATCTGTATTTACAGTAGGAAGTAATAATGCTCACAATGGTTCAAGTGATGATATGTTAGCTTATTGTTTTCATTCAGTTAAAGGTTATTCTAGAATAAGTTCTTACACAGGAAATGGAAATGCAAATGGAGCATTTATTTATACAGGGTTTAAACCAGCTTGGGTTATGATGAAAAGAACAGATTCTACTAATGATTGGTTTATATTTGATAGCACAAGAAATACATTTAATGAAACTGATTTAAGAATATCTGCAAATTCAACCAATGCAGAAAGTGACCAAACAGGTTCAAACCCAATAGATATTTTATCAAATGGTTTTAAATGTAGAGGAAATGCTGCTGCAACTAACGCATCAGGTGGAACATACATTTATATGGCATTTGCAGAATCACCCTTCGTAACATCAACAAGTATACCCAACAACGCAAGATAAAATTAATTAAGGAGAAATATGGCCTACATAGGAAAAACACCGACAGTCGGAAACTTTCAAAAGTGCGATGCTATTAGTGTCGTTAATGGACAGGCTGCCTATACCCTACAGGTAGGTGGTTCTAACGTGTCCCCAGAAAGCCCTAATCACGTTCTAGTATCACTTAATGGGGTACTTCAAGCACCAACAGATTCTTATACAGTTTCAGGGGCTACCCTGACCTTCGCCTCGAATTTGGCAACAGGAGATGTTATTGATTTTGTAATATTATTAGGTAATGTTCTTGATCTTGGAGTACCAAGTGATACTACAGTAACAACTGGTAAATTAGTTGATAATGCAGTTACAAGTGCTAAGATGTTTTCTGGATTTGCAAATGGAATTACAGTAGCAGACCAATGGAGAGTAACTTCAGGTTTTACTGGAGATGCAAACCCAATATCATCTAACTGGGAAAGAAATGATACTACTGGAGCTGGTTTTATCGGTTCAGCTATGACCGAATCTAGCGGAGTTTTTACCTTTCCAAGCACAGGAATTTACAGAGTAGATTTTCATGCAACAATGAGTCTGAATAGTAATAGTAGATATAATTTAATTGCTATAATGAAAACTTTAGATAATTCAAGTTATGCAGAAGCAGCTACTACCTATACACATATTTCTAACAACACCAGTTCAACTACTTATGCAAGTGCACATGCAGATACTATTATCGATGTTACAAATACTTCAAATGTTAAAGTAAGTTTTCAAGTAGAACACCATGATAATAATACAACAGTAACAGGTGGCACAGATGTAGATTATACTTGGGCTCATTTTTTAAGATTAGGAGACACTTGATGACAGATAGAGAATGGTTAAGCTATGCTTTAGCACAAATGCACACAGGTCAATGGTTCGGTTGGAAAAAAGACTGGACTGGTGAACATAGAATGTCATACGAAAATATTATTATTTTAGATGATACTAAATCAAAACCTAGTGAGGCTGATGTTAATGCTAAAATACAAGAACTAAAGGATGCTGAAACAGCAGCACTAAATAAAAAAGCATCTGGCAAACAAAAACTAAAAGATCTTGGATTAGACGATGATGAAATAAAAGCATTGATGGGGGCATAACATGTCAATCAATATATGCAATGATAGATCCATGGCATCCATTACCAGTCTCCCTTCAGGGGTCACTGGTAGTAGTTTAGTCTTGATATCTGAGCAAACTGCTAGTAGTTCTGCAACTATAGATTTTACATCTGACATAGACTCTACTTATAAGGAATATATTTTTAAATTTATTAATATTCATCCAGGTACAGATGATGTTAATTTTCTTTTTCAAGTAGATACAGGAACTAATACTAACTATAATCAAACTATAACCTCAACTACATTTAGAGCATATAATTATGAAGATTATAATGAAGCAGCTTTAGGTTATGTTGCAGAAGATGACCAAGCACAAGGCACTAGTTTTCAAGTGTTATCTGTTATGGGTGGAACTGGTATAGGTGCAGATAATGATCAAAATTTTAATGGGTCACTAACAATATTTGACCCATCAAATACAACTTTTGCTAAACATTTTTTAGCTAGATCTTCATGTAATTTTGATGGAGATGGTAACGGAACTGATGCTGCTTTAGACATGTTTTGTGCAGGTTATGTTAATACTACGACTGCCTTAACTAGAGTTCGATTTAAAATGAATTCTGGCAACATAGATTCAGGAACAATTAAGATGTATGGAGTTGTATAATGTCAATTGTAACTTATAACGACAGAAGCATTAGAAATATCTCAGCTATACCTGGGGCAGCTAAATCATTAACACATATTAAAACTTTAACTGCTAGTTCTAGTTCTACATTATCTTTTGTTGATGGATCATCAGATGTAGTATTGGATAGCACATATCCTATTTATTTATTTAAATATGTTAATATTCATCCAGCAACTAATAATACGCACCTTATGGTAAATTTTAGAGATGGTGGAAGTTCTTATGATGCCACAAAAACAACAACTGTTTTTTACTCATATCATGATGAATCTGATAGTGAAGCAAATGTAATATATTCTACTGGAAGCGATCTAGCACAAAGCACATCAGCTCAAAGACTTACTGGTGGTACGGGAAATGGTGCAGATGAATCTGCGTCAGGTACTTTACATTTGTTTAACCCATCGTCTACAACTTTTGTAAAACATTTTATTGGAAATTCATCAACTTATAACCATTCAAACTATAATAATGGTTGGTACTCTTCTGGATATTGTAATGTTACAGCTGCAATAGATGCTGTTCAATTTAGTATGTCATCAGGAAATATAGACTCAGGAACAATAAAACTCTATGGGATAAAGGATAGTTAATGAGCATAGTTACACTTAATGACAGAGCAGTTAGATCGGTTACAACTTTTGGGTCAGCAAATGCTGGAGCTATGGTGTTTATCTCAAAACAAACTGCTAGTTCATCTGCCACTATTAGTTTTACATCAGGTATTGATAGCACTTATAAACAGTATTTATTTACATTTAACAATATACATCCAGCTACAGATAACGCACAATTTTTATTTCAAACAAGTACAGATGGTGGTTCTAATTACAATACTACTATAACATCAACATTTTTCTATGCTTATCATTTTGAAAGTGGATCTACAAGTGCATTAGCTTATGATGCAAATATGGATCAAGCACAAGGCACATCTTTTCAAAGAATAGTAGATGCAATAGGTAGTGAAGCTGATGAATCTATGTCTGGAAAATTAAATATATTTAATCCATCATCTACTACTTTTGTTAAGCATTATATTTCAGAATGTAATTCTTATGTAGATGGAACATATACAACTAGATACATGAGTGCTGGATATTACAATACTACAAGTGCCATAGATGCAGTACAATTTAAAATGTCATCAGGAAACATAGACGCTGGAGATATTTGTTTATACGGAATTTTATAATAAAAGGAGAAAAACACAATGCCAAGATATCATAATATAAATGGTAACATAGTACAGTTTACAGCTGAAGAAGAAGCTGCAAGAGATGCTGAAGAGAAAGCATGGGCAGATGCTGCACCTGCTAGAGCTTTAGCTGATCTTAGAGCTAAAAGAAATAAACTTCTTGCTGAAACTGATTACTTGGCTTTATCTGATAATACTTTATCAGATGATATGAAAACATACAGACAGTCTCTTAGAGATTTACCTTCAGGCAAAGACACTGTTGAAAAATGTGAAAATGCTACATGGCCAACTAAACCATAATGGCTAGAAAGTTTAAAGCATACGAAGAAAGACCAAAACCTAAGAAAAGACCAAGAGTACATAAAAAAAATAAAAATAAATCTGAAAAAAGAATGTTTAAAAAATATAATAGACAAGGAAGATAATGGCAACACCAGATGAAATAAAACTACAGAAAGGTGCATTAGCTGCTACACAGAAAGAACAAACAGGTAGTCAAAAGGCAACTGCACTTATAGAAAGTTTAGCTGCAGGAAAACCTAGTTTACCTACAGGTACAACTATATCACCACAATTACAGAATGTTGCACCTACAGAGCTAATGACAACTGCTGGTGTAACAGGACAAGTAACTGCAGCAGCTCCTGTAGCTCCTACTGCACCTACTATAGCAGGCCCATCTCCAACTTTAGCAGCATCAATAGCTCCAACTCCAACTACTGGAACAGCGGCTACAACTACGGCTGCAACTGTTGCAGGTGCTACCCCTACAGCTACAGCTGCACAGCAAACTGGATTAACACAAGCTGCACAGGCTGCACAAGGAACTATAACATCTGATGCGACTGTTAAAGGTCAATTACAAACATTACAAAATGAAGTACAAACAGCATTAGCATCTGGTAATCCTCTACCAGTATGGGCTAGAGGTGCTGCAAAAGCTACTGAAGCTGCACTAGCAAACAGAGGATTAAGTGCTAGTTCAATGGCAGCTGAAGCATTAGCTGAAGGTATTATGAATGCTGCTATACCTATAGCTAAAGCAGATGCAGATACCTATAAACAGATGATATTTCAAAATCTGTCTAATAATCAACAAGCAGCTATTACAAATGCTAGAGCATATCTTCAAGTTGATATGGCTAATTTGTCTAATCAGCAACAAACTAATTTAGCAAATTTAAATACAAGACAAAATTTTTTATTATCAGATCAGGCTGCTGCAAATGCTGCTTCACAATTTAATGCTACAAGTCAAAATCAAGTAAATCAATTTTATGAAAAATTAAGTGTATCTATTCAAGATCAAAACGCAAATAGAATAGATGCAATGAATAAATTTGCAGAAGCAGAAAGAACAAAAATTAATGCAGCAAATGCTCAAAATCAAATTGGAGTTAATGAAGCTAATGCAAAAAGACAAGATGTTATAAACAGATTTAACGCACAATTACAAAATCAAAGAGAACAATTTAATGTGCAAAACCAAAGAGAAATAGATCAATCAAATGTTGTATGGAGAAGAGCAATCAATACTGCTAATACTGCAGCAGTAAATGCTTCTAATCAAGCTAATGCTCAAAATTTATTAAACTTATCTAATTGGGCCTTATCATCATTATGGCAACAATGGAGAGATGAAGCATCATGGGTAAACACTTCTTCAGAAAATACAGAAAATAGAAATCATAATTTAGCTATGGCTGCTCTTGAAAGATCAACAGCTGTTGACTTACAAGATAAAGCATCAAAAGATGCTATGTATCAAATGATTGGTAAATTTGGTTTTTCTTTATTAAAATAGGGGGATAGATGTTAAAAGCAATAGGTGATGTATTTAGTAGTATATCAAAAGGAGTAAGTGAAAATCTTGGAGATTTAGTTTTATCTGGTGGAGATCCAACAAAATTTATTATTAAAAAAGGAGCAGAATCACTATTTAATAAACAATTTTCAGGAGGAGGATCAGACATAATAGATACTAGGGTTAGAACTCCTAATTTAACTAGTGGAAAAATGATGGGATTTTATACACCTAGCAAAGCAAGTAGTAGAGGTGGTATGCAAGGTGTAGCAGGTACAACTAGTGTTGATCAGCTAGAAAAAAGATGGTTTTCTAGACTTAGAAGTTATTATTTTAATAAAAAATATTATAGTTAAAAAGGTATAAAATGAGTAGACAATTTGAAGAAGGTATAGGTAATGAATTTGATGCCCCAATTCCAGGGCAATCTTTAACTGATACTCCAGGTAATTATCCTTGGGAGCATCCTGCACAATTTGCAGATCCAGAAGAGGCTTCAGAATATATATGGGATAGATTACATGCTGATGACTTTGCAGAACAAGTAGTAGCAATGTTAGATGCTAAGATACCTGTTGAAGCTATTGCTAGAGTTATATTATTTGGTGGATTTTTAGAAGGTAAGTTTTCACCAGATGTTGCATTTTTAATTACTAAACCTGTAATGCAAATGATAACTGTAATAGGTGCAACTGCAGGTGTAGGTAATATAAGGGTAAGTATGACAGACATTACTAATGATCAACAATTATTAGATATTGTAAAAACAAAAATAGAAAATGAAAACTTTGAAAAAGAAGTAAAAGGTGTACAAAAAGATATTAAAAAGTTATCTGGTGGATTAATGTCTAAACCTGAAAAGGAGGAAGATAAGTAATGGCTATAGATTTTTCAAGAGCATTTAGAGGAATAGCAACTGGTGCTTTAGGTGCAGCTACTGATGCAATGGAACAAAAAGATAGAATGTATGCTGAAATTGCAGTTAGTGCTGGTAAAAATTATTTAGAAAATATTTTACCTCAAAGTATAGAAGCAGAAAAACGTAGAAAAGAAAATTATAATAGAATATTTAGCTTAACTGGTGACAGAAATTTTACAGAATTAATGGATAGAGATGGTTTTACTACTTTAAATGACGGTGTTACACAAGCAACAGAATTATATAAAAATGTAGACAAAGAAAAATTAAAAGCTGCTACATTTGAAACTAGTTATGAAGATAGATATAATCAAAGACAAAAAAGTCAGCGAGAAAAATATGATCCGATACTTAAGCAATTAGGATTTGGTATTGGTAATATGGGTCCTAATACAATAAAATCACAAATAGAAGAAGATTTTGTAACAGGTAAAGATACTCAACCTGCTAAACAACCTACAGGCACTGCAGATATGACACAGCAAACTCCAGTAGATTTTTCTAGTAGCACTATTAGTGATTTTATTATACAACCACAAATTAGTTATGATATTCCTGAAAGTGAGTTTCAAAAAGTTGCATCTACAATGAGAGGTTTTGGACAGTTCTTTACACAAGATCAAACTACTGGAGAATTAAAAGTAAATTTAAATGACACAAACAGAAATGAATATGGTGCTTTAAGAAATATTTCTCAAGAACTGGCACAAAATTATTTAGATCAAGATGGTAATGTAAATGTTAGTGCAGCTATGACAGCTGCAAGTAATATGTTAACTAAGCAAACTAGCAATATGATTTATGGTGAACAGCTTGCTGATAAATATGAACAGGGTATAGCAAGTAGAGATGGAACTAGTTTTAGTGAAAATTTTAACAAGGAATTTAAAACTGATGCTGAGAAAAAACAATATTTAGCTAATGGTTTATTTAATTTAGATGGGGGTAAAGATGCTCAAAGATTTTTTGCTCAAAGTTTTCCTGAAAAAGTACAATTTAATGATGGCACTAGAGTGCGAGATTACTTATTAAGATTAACTGGCTTACTAAGATAATATGACAAAAGGATTTTCACTTGGTGATTTTAATGTAAATCAGCAAGCAGCTGATGGTGCATCTTCTAAAAAATTTAATTTAGGAGATTTTAATACAGAATCATTACCCGATGAAAATGAAATTAAAAAAGATCCAACTATAAAAAATTTTATACCTATACAAAAAAATACTGATGGGTCATTAAAGTATACGTTTGATAACATATATGATAATGAACAATTAGTTTCAGTTGCAAAAGATTATTATACAACTAGAGATAAGCAAGCATATTCAGATAAAGAAGCTGTAGATAAATTTATATCTGATAGAACTTGGAATCAGGCTAATACATTTGCAATGGGTAAAGAATTTATGTATGTAACTGGTGATGATTTTGTAAAAGATCAAGCAGCTAGGCTTTCATACCTTACAAGATACTGGAGTGAACTGCCTAATTTCTATGAAGAAGGTGGTAGAGGTGTATCAGGGTTTTTTGCTAATTTAGGTGTTGGTATATTAGACCCTTTAAATATAATAGGTCTTGGTGTTGGTGGTCAAGTAGGAAAACAGATCATAAAAAAAGGCGCACAACAAGTTATAAAATCAGAAGTAAAAACAAAAACTGGTAAAGTTGTAGAAAAAACTGTTATAAAAGAATTATTAAATAGTCCAGATGAGTTTGCTAAATTATCCGCTAAAGTAAAAAAAGATGCACTAATAAAAGGTTCTGCATCTATGGCTAGTGTAGAAGGTGCAGGATTTGGTACAATAGATATTGCTAATCAATTAGTAGAAAAAGATATAGGTTTAAGAGAAACTTTAGATCCTGTAAGGACAGGAACAGTAGCATTAACAGCTACAGGTTTAGGATTTTTTGTACCTGTTGCTGCAGGATATTTTGGTAATAAAATTATTAATTTAAAATTAGCTAAGAATAATAATTTACCTGACGGTAAAATGAAAAATTATTCTAAAAAATCTCCTGATAATGAAGGTAAATCTGAATCTTTAAATAGTGAAATATCTAAGTCTGCAAGTTCAGTTAAAACTAATTTAGCAGATCAATGGGATTTTATAAAAGTATTACAGAAAGAATTAACAGGGGTTGAAGGTGATGTTGCATCATTAAAAAAATTATATAAGTCAGGTGATTTTAAAACTGACCCAATACTTGAACCTTACTTTCAATTAAGAATGTTAGCAGCATCTAGCACTAGGGCAAATGCTTTTATAATGGATGGTGTATATTTACCACCCGATAAATTAGCAAAATCAGCAAGTTATATAAAAGGTAAAAGTACAGGACTACATGAAATATTAAAACCTTTTGACGAGGCTAATGAAGTAAATGAATTTTTAGGATATGTTGCTGCAAAAAGAATGCAGTCTATAGGAACTAGAAGACCTAAGTTAGATAAAACTTTACCCATGGATAAAGCAACTAGGCAAGAATTTATTGATTTTGCAGAGTTAACTAGTTCAGCTTATAAAAAAAAATATGGAAAAGATTTAGTAAGAAAATCTAATTTTACTTCTGCACTAGTTAAATATAAACAATTTACTGATGAGTTACTAGAATATCAAGTACAGTCTGGATTAATAGATAGAAAAAGTGCAAAAAAAATATTAAAAGAAAATCCATTTTTTATACCATTGACTAGGGATACATTAGCAAGTGATACAGGTATAATACCATCCATAAAAAGACAAACACAAAAACTTTTAGGTATTGCTAGACCAGGTGCTGTAAAATTAGCAAAACAAAAACAAGAAGGCGATATTAATTTATATAAAAATTTAGTTAATTATACTTATCAAACTGTATTAGCAGGTGATAAAAATAGAGCTAAATTAGCTTTCTATGATATGATTCAAAAAGCTGAAAAGCTAGGTAAGATAGATAAAAATAGTATAGTCAAATTAGTTACACCAGATCAAAGAATAAGATTTGATAATATACCTATGGAAAGAGTTAGAGCAGCATATACTAAAGCTGGTGCAAAATTTGATCCTGAAAAAGATATACCTACAAGATTAGGCAAAAAAAGAACAGAATCATTAGATAATTTAGATAGTCTTGATGTTATAACTTTTGGTGATACTTTTAGAAAAAGTGATTCTTCATCTTCAGATTTTGCAGATGTAGTTTATAGAAATGGTAAATCAGAAATATATGAAATAATAGATCCAAATCTTGCAGAAGCATTTAAAGGTTTAGGTGATGCTGGTGCAGAAAGATTAATTAATTTATTTGGAGAGAAAGGTATATTTTCTAGATATGCTAGATTTGCATCTCAAGCAATAACATATTCACCTCCATTTGTAGCTTTTAACATTATAAGGGATACACTAGCGGGAGCTGTAAACTCTGCTTTTGGAATAGCAGCTAATAAAAAAGTAGGATTTATACCAGGATTTACAAGTGCTAAAGGTTATATATCCACTATTAGACACACTGACGAATATAAAAAAGCATTACTAAATGGACTAGGATATTCATCAAGATCAGAAACTGCTAATAATGCACCTCGTAATATAAAAGCATTAATAGAAAATGGTTCTACTTTAGGTGTATTAAAAAGCACTACTGATTATTATAGAAAAAGTTTAGCAAGATTATTTTTAAGACCAGCAGGTTATGGTGCTAGACAGTATAAAAAACTAGTTCAGTCTGCAGAGTATGCAACTCGTATGGGTGAATATCAATTAGCTAAAGCCGCTGGTTTTAGTGATATTGCTGCATCATTTGCAGGTAGAGAAGTTGCTACAGATTTTGGAATGAGAGGATCTAGTTCTATAATAAATACAATCAATAGAAATACTATGTTTTTTAATGCAAGTATTCAAGGGTTATATAGAACAGGTAGGGTATTATTTGAACAACCTAAAAGAGCTGCAGCTGTAATTAGTGCTACAATTGTTGCTCCAGAAATAGCTTTATATCATTTAAATAGCAAATACAAAGAGTATGCTCAAGTTCCTAATCAAGTTAAGCAATTAAATTATTTAATACCAAATTATACAACAGATGAAAATGGTAGAACAATTTTAGATCCAGAGTTACCATTTTATGCGATACCAAAACCATATGATTTAGGAGTATTTGCTAATGTTGCTACCGCATTAATGGATGGTATGTATAAAAATAGTAATGGTGTAACAGCAAAATATGTAGCAGAATCATTTTCTTTAATATCACCAGGTATGCCAATACCATCGGGTATTAGGCCAATAATAGAAACAATGTTTAATAAAAATTTTTATTCTGGTGCACCTGTTATTGGTATATATGAAATGAGAAGAATAAATGAATTGCAATTTAGACCTTCTACAAGAAAACTCGCAAGAGAACTTGCAACTTATGCTACTAATTTATATAATTTTACTTTAAATACTAAAGAGGGATCTTTAAAACCATCAATGAGTCCTATAACTATGGATTACTTGCTAGGTGCATATTTAACAGGAATGGCACAGTACCCTTTAGATATTATAAATGCTACATTAGAAAAAGTTACAAAAGAAAAAATACCAGGTGCTGGAATAACACCTAAAAAAAGAGAGGATGAAGCAGATTTATCTAGTTTTAAAAATGCAATTAGTATAGTAACTAGAAGATTTAAAGTAGCAGCACCTATTAAAAATTCTCAATACCATAAAGAGTGGCAAAAAATAATTAGAAGAGCTAAAGAATTAAAACAAGTAGACTATACACAAATGGACCTAGAAAAACGTAATAAATCATTTTTAGTAGGTTTAGGTATAAGAACATTAGAAAATTTTGAAGACTTTGGTGCTCCAGTTGAAGAAGAAGTATTGGTATTTAGTAAAATATCACCAATGTTAAAAGCTGTAGAAGTTAAACTATTAAAATCTAGAGCAGAAAGAAATAACATAAGGGCAGGAACAGACAGCCCAGAAATAAAAAGGCAAAAAATTGATGCTTTAATGGCTGTAGAAAATAAAGTATTAGAACAGGTAATTAATGCATTAGCTAACCAAGATATAGATTTTATATTTGATCAAACAATTACAGATAATGTTTCTGATCTTGGTGTATTAAAAGGAACAATTGCAAATATAGTATTTGGAACATTAGATAGATTTGGTCTGGGTCTTAGAGAAGATACAGTCAAAAAAAACCCAAGGCAACAATAATGGCTAAACAACCCAAAACAACCAGTGAACATCTAATATCAATATATGGTTATATTACAGGATTAAAGAGAGAGATTAGTACAATTAAAAATAATCATCTTAAACATTTACATGAAGATGTGGATAAGTTACATGGGAAAGTAGATAAGCTACTTTATGTAATATTGGGAGGGCTAGGGGCGACAATAATAACATTAATAGGACTATTTGGATAATGGACAAAAGACAGATAACGGATACAATAGTAATACATTGCACACAAACTCCAGCAGATATGGATATTGATGTGGAAAAAGTAACACAGTGGCATAAAGATCGTGGATTTGATACGATTGGATATCACTATTTAATTAAACGAGATGGCACACTGCAAACAGGTCGTGATGAAGATGTCACAGGAGCACATGCAGTACAAGTTAATGGTACATCAGTAGGTGTAGCATTAGTTGGTGGAGGCACACCTAGTATGGGTTGGGAAAATAATTTTACACCTATACAATTTGAAACATTAAAAAGTATATTATTAAAATTAAAAGATAAATATAACATAGAAAAAATAATAGGTCATTATCAAGTGGATGATAAAAAAGAATGTCCTTCATTTGATGTACCAGGATGGTTAGAAAAAAATGGTTTGGTTTAGTGCACTTAAATTAGGATTAAATGCGGCAACGCATATATACAAAAAGAAACAAGAAACTAAAATGGCTATGGCAGATGCACAACATATGCATGCTGCTAAGATGGCTAGGGGAGAAAGCGAATACCAGGGTAAATTACTAGAGGCTAGACAGTCGGACTGGAAAGACGAGTTCGTATTGATCGTGTTAACTTTGCCCATATTGGTGATCGCCTGGGGGGTCTTTAGTGATGACCCTGCTGCTTCTGAAAAAATAAAAGAGTTCTTTGTACAGTTCCAGCAGCTGCCGACCTGGTTCACAAATTTGTGGATTCTTGTCGTGGCTAGCATATATGGTATAAAAGGTACACAAATTTTCCGTAACGGAAAGAAGTAAATGTCTAAACCTGAATATCAGGATATCATTACTGAGTATAAGGATCAAGTTAGAATCCTTAAGCAAGAAGTTGCTGAATTACAAGATGCAGGTAAATCTAAAGACTCAGCTAATAAACGTACTCTACAAAAATTAGAGCATGTAACACAAGATTTAGAAGAATCAAATAAAAAAATACAAGAATTAGAAGATAAAATAAAACAATTAACAACTGAAGAAAAAGACATTGAAATTTAGTTTAGCACTTATACTTTGTTCCTATATAACAAACTCTTGTTTGTTACCTTATAACTATACAGAAAAATTTGATAGTTTATATAACTGTTTAATAGAAGGGTATGAGCAATCTATTGTAAAAATAATAGATATAGGTGAACTAGATGTTAATAATAATGAATTATACATTAAATTTATGTGTATTGATGAAAGTAATATGGGAGAAAAAACATGATGGAAAAATGTAAAAAAATCTGCTGTAAAATTTGGGATATAATTTGTTGGCCCTGGAGAAAATTTGTACAGTGGTTATTCACAAAATAATTTATGTCCAATAAACCATTAAACATATCCGAAGAGGCAGCTGTGCAAATGCCTATGAAGACGGTTGCTTCATTGATTATTATTGTGGCACTTGGAACGATGGGCTATTTTCAAATTATAGAACGTCTGAATGTTGCTGATACTCGTATACAGATAATGGAGAAAGATCTTGAAGAGAATACAGAGTTTAGAATCAAATGGCCCCGTGGACAATTAGGTTCATTACCCGCAGATTCTGAGCAGTTCATGATGATCGAAGATCTTTATAAGACCACGGATAAGTTAAACAAACATATAGAATCTATGGCATTGAACAAAGTTAATATAGAATTTTTAAGAAAACAAATGGACAAAGCTCTGCAAGATATTGAAAATTTAAAAGATGCAAACCGTGAAATGAAATACACAAACGGTAATGGTAAGGATGGGTGGCCAAAATGATAGAGTCTGTGATAGCCCTACTTATGTTTGTAAACGGAGAGATCAAGGA